GATCTCGCGCGTCGTCTGGACGATGCCGAGCACGCGCCCGAGGCCGCGCACGAGCAGCGCGAGCCAGCTCATACGCTCGGCATCCCCGCGCCCACCTTGCTCGAGCCGAGCTCGCGCGCCACCAGGCCGCGGATCAAGTACATATCCACTTTCCCGCCCGGGCAGTCTTTCCAGACGGGTGGCCCGCCGAAGTCGTCGGTTTCGTTGTGCCCGATCACCCGATCGGCGTCGAGGTCGTAGCGCTTGCACCACAGCACACACTGCTCGAGGAGCGAGCCCATCTGCTGCGCGTTGAAGGGCTCAAAGCTGCCGTGGCCCGAGCAGCAGATACCGAGCGTGTTCGCGTTGAAGTGCTCGACGTGCGCGCCCGGCACCTGGTCGAGCCGACCGGGGCGGTTCTTGCCGTCGAACTCGATATAGCGATGGTAGCCGATATCGTTCCAGCCCTTGCCGCCCTCGGCGACGGGGGCCATATGGTAGCGGCGGACCTCCTCCATCGTCTGGTGCACGACGCGCTTGCGCTTGAAGTCGTAGGCGCCGCACGTATGCACGACCACAAATGAGATCGGCCGAGGCGGATGGATCACGGCTGGCCCCCGAGCAGCTGGATCAGCATCTGGATCGGCCCCACCAAGCCGGGCTTGAAGACGGCCGCCACCTGCGCCGCCACCCCGAGCGCGCCGATCACGATCAGCGAGTACTTGCCGAACGAGCCCGCTTTTTGCGCGGCTTGGACGGCCATGCTCTTGCGGGGCTCCGGAGTAAGGGAGCTGCCCCCGGCGGACGGCGGCAGGGGCAGCTCGACCATTCGCTTTTTGAGCTCGGCCGCGACCCGCACGTTTTCGAGCGAGTCCTGCTGCAAGAGGCGCACTCTCTCCTGCAGCCCGTCGATGTCGTTGCGGGCGCCGTGCAATTGCCCGGCGACGCCTTGGAGCTGGCGGGAGATCGTCCCGAGCGTGGGTATGGCCACGGGCACCGCGGGCGGGGTATCGTCCGGCATGGCTTCATTATGCGAAGCCCGGCGAAACGCCGATCAGGCCTTCAAAAACTCATCATCGTCAAACACGCCAGTGACGCCGAGGCAATGCAGGCCGAAATAACCGACCTGGTGGCTCTTGATGGCAGTCGTCAGGGTCTCGAGTCGAAAGCCGACGTTCATGGGCAGGGCCGAGACCGCCGCACTGCCCGAATACGTACCGAGCAAGGTGCTGCCTTTGTAGAGCGTAAACGTATTCGGCGCGGCCTGGCGGATCGTCAGCAAATGGTCGGTGGCGTCGGTCGCCGTCACGCCCGAATCGATCGGAGATCCCGCGCTGCCGACGCGGGCGATGATCTGATAATTCCCGTTGATGGCCGAATCATAGTAGATGCCGAGCGAATTGGCGGCCGCTGCCGGAGCAGTGGCAAAGTTCGTGGCAAACCCAAAAAACACCCGCTTGAGCGTCGTAACCGCGCCAAAGTTCCAGATGGCTTGGCAGAGGTTGACCTCCGAGCACTTGGTGAGCGTCCGGGCTTCCGTCTCGCCGAGGCAGACCGTCGTGCGATCGTTGGCGGCCGCGGTCGTGGCCAGTTGGAGCTTGCCCCCCGAGCCGAGGGACTGGCTCGTGCGCGTGACGGCCGGCGTCCCTGCACCGAGCAGGTTCCAGCCCAGCCCCCCGATGCTGCCGCTCGTGGTGTTGCCGCCGACAAACCAGTCCTGCAATACCAGGTCGCGCGGGCGGCCGAGGTCGAGGGATTCTACCCACCACCCCGACGCTCCGTCGCACACGAGCGAGTACGTGCCGACCTTTTGGCGAGTGAGCGCACTCTGCCCGTTGACCGTGCCGCTCACGGCGCGCAGCGTGACCGAGCCCGTCGTCTGGCAGACCAGCGTGACACGCGCCCCGCGGTTGGCGGGCTTGGGCGCCGGCAACAGGCCCGCGAGACCCGTCGTCGGCGCGGCCACAAAGATCGTCTCGCCCTCGTGCGCGACGAAATCGCTCGCGACGTTCGCAGGCAGCACGGCCTTTTGCTCGACCAGCCGCAGCCGGCGCTCGAGCAGCTGAAAGCGTTGATCGAGCGCCCGAGCCTCGTTGGCGTTGCCGCTCTGCGCGATCGACCAAGCCATGGCTCAGGCCATCTCCGCCGGCAGCAACTCGCGCAGGCCTTCCTCGGTCTCGACGAGGAGGGCGGCACTGTGGGCGATAAAGCCCTCACCCGCGGACGACGGGGTATAGGTCCACTCGAAGACGAGCGAAGTAGTATCGCTCTGCGCGATATCCCATTTGCGCTGGATCGTCTGTCCGACCGTCAACCCCGTGAGCGTGTAGCTATCGTAACTCGTGAAGTTGACGCCGTCGTCATAGCTCACGCGCAACGCGAGCGTGCCGGCGCTGCGGTACTCGCCCGTGAGCAGCACCGCCCACACGGTGCCATAGCCGCCGAGATCGAAGGGATAGACCGGGTGGGTCTTGAGCTGGGTGGTGATGACTGTGGAAGTGTTGTCGGCAAAGCTCGAGGTGCTCTGCAGATACACGGCGCCGCCCGAGACATACGCGAGCGAGTCGCCGAGGCCCACGACGGCCTCAATGCCTTGGCTGGTCGTGAGCGGCGGGGTGTCCTCCGTCCAGATGCCGGTGCGCATGCTGCGCACGATCAACCGCCCATCGGTCGAGCCCGTATTCTCGCAGGCAAAGACGCACGTGTCATCGCGCCGGCACTTGGCCGCGCCCGTGATGACGGGGTAACTCGCGAGCGTGTCTTGCACGTCGATGCCGATCCACTCGGGCGCCCCGCCGCCGCGCGGCAACCGGTAGAGCTTCTCGTCGTCGAGCTGGAAATAGAGACCGTCCGGCGCCTTGAGCAGGCTGCGCCAGTCCTCGAGCCCGCTCGGGGTGGGGATATCCTGTGCGCGACCGATCGCGCCGCCGCCGAGATCGTCGGGGCCGTCGCCGGAGAAAGCAAAGATGTCGTCGGCGGTGAAGATGAGCCGCGCGCCGTCGAGCGAGGCGACCCCGCGCAGCGCGCCCACGACCTGCGAGAAGAACGGGGAAAACTCGCTGAACGTGAACGGCTCGTCGAGGAAAGCCTCCTTGGACATCTGGAACTTGCTGCGCCGGAGCAAGCCACCGGTGAGCAGCCGCGACTCGGTCGCCGCAATGAACTTGCTTGGCTGCGCCGCGTCGTGTTCGAGCACACCGGACAAGGCGCCGCGGTCGGCCTGGGTGTAGACGGCTCCCTCGTCGGCGAGGTTCGCGTCGCTGGTCGTGTCTTCAATCGAGGAGGTGGCGCCGTAGTCGTTGCCTACGCCCGTCACACCATCGGTCACCGACCGCCGGTAGACGGTGCCCTTGCTGCCGTCCCAGACGGTGCGGCTGATCACCTCGGTGATCTCCGCGCCGTAGCCGAGCGTGCTATTGAGCAGCGTGGCGAGCGTGTGCGGCGTCGAGCAAACGAGCGTGACTGTGTCGTCGGCGGCCCCGAGCGTGACGGTGGTAGGCTCGCTCGGGGCGCTCTGCCAAAAGCTGCCCTCGGCGAGGGTTACCTCCCAATGCAGGACGTAATCGTAGCTGGCCGCGTTCGTGAGCGACCCCGCCCCGTTGCTCGGCGTCGCGCTCAAGATGCCGGGCACCTCTTGGAACGGCTCGGTCAGCGAGCGGCCGTCGTACACCTGCAGGGGTCCACCCGCGATGTAGAGCAGATCGCCGAACTTGGCCGTTTGCCGCCGGGCGGCGGAGTTCTTGGCGAGGGTGGTGATCGACGGCATCGCCGAGCCCGAGCCGCCGTCGCGGGCGGCGCACCACACGACGCGCCCCGTGCTCGAGTCGAGCTGCAAGCCGACACCGCGATATGACCCCGGCTCGGCGTTGAGGAAATCCCGCTGCACCAGGTGCGCCGCGTTGCTCGACCCGCTGGCGGTGAAAAAGAGCACGTTCGAGGCCTGATCACCGGTGGTGATGTCGGGCGCTACGTAGCCGCCGAACGCGATCGCATACTTGTTGTTTGCGTTCGTGCTGGTCGCGCTGGTCCAGGGGATGATCTTGGTCGTGATGACGGCGGCGTAGATCGTCGTCGTCGCCGTCAGGGCGTGCGCGGCTTCGGTCCAGTACTGGACCACGGTGTTGCCGGCGCTCGTCGCCGCCGCGACCGCGATCTGCGCGGCAGCGCCGCTCGCGGCCGTCGGCGGGATACGGCACACCTGCGCGTGAATGCCGGTCGTGACCGCGGTGGGGCCGAGCAGCAGCGTCCCGCCGAAGTTGTACGTGTAGATCGAGCTGCTCGCGGCGAGCACCTGCACAAACGTTATCTTGTTCGCGGTCTGGTCCGCGTACATGGAGAGATGCAGGGACGTCCCGGCGATGGCCGTGGCGATGTCGCTCCCGATCTGTGTCCCCGCCGAATTATAGATCCGGACGATCATCGTCGTCGCCGCCGGCACGCGATCGCGCATGATGCAGAAGCGCCCCGTGGTGGGGTTTTCCACGGGTCCAATGTCGTAGATCGCGACGTTGGCGTTCGCGCCGAAGGCGGACGTTAGCAGCGCCGAGAAAGCGGTCTGCGTCGCCGGATTGAACGCGAGCACGTCGACCGAGTTGTCGAGGCGCTGGCTCGCGACATAAAACGTGTCGACGGCGAACGTGCACCGAAAGTCATCCGTCAGCTGGGTCGTGCTGAGGACCTCGGTCAAGATCGGCTGGTTGTCGCTCTCGCGCACCACGATCGCGGTCACGACCAGATTGACCGAGCGGAAGATCGTCAGCACGTAGCCGGCGCCCGCGGCGCTATCGATCATGTCGACGCCCGAGATCGGGGGCGACGCAACCGTGATATCTTTTAGATCGACAAACGGCGTGAGCTCTTGCTTGTCGGTCTCGTAGCGCCAGTAAACCGAGCCGGCGCCGATCCCCGTGTACTCGTACGGGCGCTCGGGGAAGCCCGAGGCGCTGTGCGAGCCAAACGCGACCAGGCGCCCTTGGTACTCGACCAAGTCATAGGCCGCGAGCGTGCCGCCGCTCGTGCCCATATTGAGGGGCTGATAGCCGTAGCGGCAACCGAGCCGACCGTCTTTACGAACGCGAAGATTCTTGGCGACGGCCACCACCCCGAAGGGCGCGAGCTTCGGGTCGACGCGATCGCGCCGGCCCTGGGCGAGCGAAAAGGATACGACGCGCTTGGCCACGGCTCAGAGCTCCAAGCCGTCGCGGCGGCGGGCCACGGTCGCCCCGCGCGACTGGCGCCGGGTGTGCTGCAAGATGGCCGCCTCGGCGCGCAGATTGCGGTCTTGCGCGTCGAGAAACATGGCGCGCTTCTGGTTGTCCCGCTGGGTCAGGACC